AGGTCCTCGTCGCGACGCCGGCGAGCATCCAGATCGTCCGCGTCCTTCGCGTCCGGCGCGTTTCGAGCGGCTCGGACTTCGTGGTCGTTCACCCGAAGGTCCCGCCCGCTGCCCCGGCGCAGAATGCCACGGGGCAGAACTCCGCGGACCCGATGCGTGTGCGAGGCGTTCCTAGCGACGGTGACGACTACGTGGCGCAGGAGCAGTTTTCGAGGGCGATCGCGCGGCTCGAGCGCCGCATCGACGAGCTCGAGCGGTCTCGGCGCTAGCCGGAAACCGCAGAGCTCCCTCGGCCCCTCTACACACGTAGGCCGCCGCGGGGCCGACGACGCCGCGCCCCGGAGGGCCTCCGAATCCTCCCCTTCCCGGCCCGCGGCGGGCCCCCGGCGGCTTCTTTGCTCCCCGGACGCCCCCGCCCACGCGGGAGGGGATCCCGACGCGTTCTAGGGCCAGCCAGGCGCCGGACGGAACCCGGGTTCCGTCCTCGGCCGCGGCAAGGGCGGACGGATGAATCACCCCCTCCTCGCGGTCGTCGACGTCCTCCTCGCGGCCTTCGCCATCCACACGGCGTGGCTGCCCCATTCCTTCGGGCCCGACACGTCTCGTCTCCGGAAGTTCTCGGCGCGCGTCGCTGACGCCGTGCTCCTCGCGTGCGGCTTCTACGACGTCCTCTGCGCGTTCATCCACCTCGCGCGGGTCGGACCGTAGCGGCATCCGGCGGCCCCATGAGTAAGAACCGCGACGGCCTCTTCGACACGCTCCCGGAGGCCGTCGCCCGGGCCGCCGAGCTCGCGCCCCCCGGGGCCGTGGTCCACGCCTTCGGCCTCGACGGGCAGCCCGAGGACGCCGCGCCGTGCACCTCCGAGCTCGCGCGCTCGCGCCGGGCGCTCATCGTGCGGCACGACGACTGGGTGTTCGTCGGCGAGCCGGCGACCGGCCACGCCGTCTGCCGCGCCTGCGGCGAGACGACGGCGCGGACCCGCGTCGTGACGCGCTCGGCCCGGCGACCGAACCCGGGTTCGGTCCAGTGACCATGAAGCTCCTCCCCCTGACCCTCCTCGCCCTCCTCGCGTGCGGCGACGCGTTCATCCCCCGGCCGGACCCCCCGGACGCCTCCCGCGCGTTCGTCCCGTACGCCCCGGACCACCCGCCCCGCCTCCCGGCCGTCGAACCCGTCGACGCGGCAACCTCGAGCGAGTGAAGACCGAGAGACATACCGCGACGCGGTTCATCGTCACGCTGAGGTTCGGCATCTACGAGCGACCTCTCCGGAAGACGAGCGCCGAAGAGAATCCGGCCGGGTATGAGGCGGTCGATAGCCTGACCGACGCCGCGGTCTTTGGCAGGTACGCGAAGGCGGAGAAGTTCGCCCGCTCTATCGGCGCCGACGCCGCGGTCCGCGAGGTCAAGCTCACGGTCGAGTACACACACGAGCCCTAATCCGGGGGCTCCTCCCGCGCCCCCCGACCGAGAGGGTCGCGTACTAGAACCCCCCAAGACAGCAGCGTGAATCATGGCGCGTAAGCCGCGCGAGCCCCAGGACCAAACCCGGGTTCCGTCCCTCGTAGACACGACTGTCCAAGACTCTCCCCCCATGGGAAGTGCACAGCGCCCGAAACTCCGGCGCGGCCTGGGCAACCGGGTCGTCACGACGCCGGCGGACGCGGCGGCGACGGCGCTCCGTCGGAAGCGCCGGGCGGAGGTCTTCGAGCTCCGCTCCTGCTTCTCGATCACGTGGGCGCAGATCGCCGCGCGGGTCGGCGTCTCGGAGCGTCAGGCGAAGAAGGACTACGCGAAGGCGACGGTCGAGTACGGGCAGGAGACGGCGGCGGAGCACAAGGCGAAGGCGAACGGGCGCTTCGACCGGCAGGTCGGGCAGATCCAGCGCCTCGTCGCGACGCTCCAGCCGCTCGCGGAGGGGGAGCGAGACCCGGCGAACCCGACGACGTTCCGGGTCCCGCCGGACTTCGAGGCGAGCGCGCGGATCGCGAGTCTTCACCGGACGCTCGCGATCATCGAGACGGCGCAGGCGCGGATGAACGGCGCCTTCGCCCCGGTGGTCGTCGAGCACACCGGCAACGTCGACATGACGATGCAGGCGAGCCCGGCGAAGGCTCGCGCCCTGATGAGGGACTACTTTGGCGGCAGTACAGGCGTGCGAGACCCCGCTGGACTACCTGAGCCCCCGCTCCCGGGCGACGCTCGGGATGCTGGCCTCGGTCCTCCCCGCCACTGAGTGGCGCGCCGTCTACTGCTGGCTGCACACGTTCTTCCCGTACCAGCTCGAGTGGCTGCTCGACTGGAGCGACTTCGCCGCCGTGCTGAAGTCGCGGCAGATCGGGGCGAGCCACACGTTCGCGGCCGCCGGCGTCCTCTGGGGGATGTTCGGCGAGACGACGACGCTCATCTCGAAGTCGCAGGATGACGCGGACGAGGTCCTCGCGAAGGCGAAGAAGCACGCGGCGGCGCTCCGCGACCTCGGCTCGAAGTGGGCGACGCCGCGGAGCCACGGGACGAACACCGAGGAGCTCGTCCTCGAGAGCAACGGGCGGCTCGTCTCGCTCCCCGCGGTCGGGGGTGGCCGCGGGTATACGGGGAACGTGCTCCTCGACGAGTTCGCGTACCACGCGAACCCGAAGAAGATCTGGGACGCCGCGGCGGCCGCCTCGCTCCTCGGCTTCCGGCTCCGCGTCCTCTCGACGCCGAACGGGCGCGGGAACCTCTTCCACGACATCTGTACGAACCCGGTCACGAACGCGGGCTGGACCATCCACCGCGTGACCATCGACGAGGCGCGCGCTCAGGGGCACGTCGTCGACGAGGCCCGCTGCTGGAAGATCGCCCTCGGGAAGGTCTCCCTCTACAACCAGCTCTTCAAGTGCAAGTTCGACGCGGTCGAGGGCGCGCTCTGGGTCCAGGACAACATCGACCTGAACCGCGTCGCCCGCCTCCCGGGGAACGTCGCGCGGGGCGTGGTCGCGGTCGACCCGGCGACGACGAGTAAGAAGGACTCGGACGAGACGGGGATCGTCGGCGTCGCGACGGCGACCGACGCGGCCGGGGCGATGCACTTCTACGTCTTCGAGGACGCGTCGGACATCTACACGCCGCTCCAGTGGGGGCGGGCCGCGGTCGCGGTCTACGACGAGTGGGAGCTCGACCGGGTCGTCGCCGAGGAGAATAACGGCGGGGAGCTCGTCGAGTCGAACATCCGCGCCGTCAAGCAGAACATCCCGTACGACGGGGTCTGGGCCTCGAAGGGCAAGTACACGCGGGCCGAGCCGGTCTCCGCGCTCTACGAGCGGAACCTCGTCCACCACGTCGGCGACCCGACGCGCTACACGAAGCTCGAGGAGGAGATGACCTCCTGGCTCCCGCTGACCGGCGCCCCGAGCCCGAACCGGATGGACGCCCTGGTCTGGGGCGTCTCCTACCTCGCCTTCGCGCCCGTCAAGGGCGGGCGGAACGGCGGGCGCGGGAGCCGGCGCGGCGTCGGCGCCCTCGACCTCTCGAAGTACGGGTGAGGTGCCTCCCATGCTCGACCGCGTCTCCCGCTGGCTGAAGCTCCGGCTCGACCAGTCGTTTCACAAGTTCTTCGGCCTCCCGGAGGGGGGCCTGACGCTGAACCCGCGCGAGCTCGCCTCCGCGACCGTCGCGCCGCCGCCGACCTACTGTTGCCTCGTCTGCGGCGAGCGCGTCGAGTTCCCCGACCGGGTCTGCTCCGAGCGCTGCGCCCGCTACCTCCTCGGCGCCTACGACGCCCGGCGCTAGGACGGAACCCGGGTTCCGTCCCGCGGCATAGGGGCCGACGCGCGGGGTCGTCCCCCGATTCCACCCCCCGTCGGTCCGGGGCGACCCCGCGCGCTAGACTCCCCCCGATGAGACGCTACGTCCTCCGCGCCGCGCTCCCGCCGCCCCCGCGCCGGTCCGAGCGCTACCGCCTCACGGACCGGCGGGACCTCCCCTGGTACGGCTGGACGCTCGCGGAGCTCGCCGTCGAGTTCGCGAAGCAGGACCTCGTCCTCGTGCCCCCCGCGCCGGGTGCTCGGTGATCTACCTCCCGCGCTCCGGCCGCGTCGCCGTCGTCGGCGGCCCGCGGACCGGCAAGACGACGCTCGCCCAGACCCGGCTCTCCGACGGCTTCCGGGTCCGACACGCCGACGACCTGAAAGACACGCACGAGTGGTCGGCCGCCTCCGAGGAGGTCGCCCGCTGGCTCGGCGAGCCCGGGCCCTGGGTCGTCGAGGGCGTCGCCGTCGTCCGCGGGCTCCGGAAGTGGCTCGCGGCGAACCCCGAGGGGCGCCCCGCCGACGTCGTCGCGTACCTCGAGCGGCCGCTCGTCGAGCTCTCGAGGGGGCAGGCCGCGATGGCGAAGGGGACGGCGACCATCTGGGCCGGCGTCTGGCCCGAGCTCCTCCGCCGCGGCGTCGAAGTCCAGCTCCAGGAGTAGAGACCCCCATGGTATTCGTCTTCGTCTTCGTGGTCGCGGCGCAAGCGGCGACCGTCACGCTCTCCGACTACCTCTCCTTCGGGTTCTCGCCGGCGGCGGACAACCGCGTCCTGACGCCGGAGCTCCTCGAGCGGATCGACCAGGAGGTCTTCGGGCCTCCCCCGATCCCGTTCTTCGACGCCGCGGCGCTCGCCTTCGACCGGACGGCGGACGTCTTCGCCTGCCAGGGGCACCGGGCGCCGCCCGTCTCCGTCGCCCTCGCCTCCGCGCCCGCCTCCCGGGTCGACCCGGAGAGCGCGGTCCTGCCGCGGGCGCTCCTCCGCCACCGGGTTGCGGGGCGACGGCAGCGCGTGCCGCTCCGGAGCCGCCCGGGCGCAAACCCGTCGTGAAGGTCCGCCCGGTCGCGGACGACTCCGGCGCCGTCGTCGGGTACTCCTTCCGCTGCCCGGGCTGCGAGTGCGGCCACGTCTACTACGTCGCCGGCTCGCTCGTGTGGAGCTTCAACGGCGACCTCGGGGGCCCCTCCTTCGAGCCGTCGCTCCTCAACACGTGCGAGCCGCACCCGGACCCGAGGAAGCGGCGCTGCCACCTCCACCTCCGGGCGGGCGTCCTCGAGTTCTACGAGGACTGCTCCCACGACTACGCGGGGAAGCTCTACCCGCTCCCGGACATCGACTAGGACGGAACCCGGGTTCCGTCCGCGGGGACCCGAATGCCCGACCAGACCCCCGCGAGCCTCCGCTACGACCTCCTCCAGACGAAGAGCGAGGAGTACGACCTCCCGCGCTACCAGCAGATCGAGGACCTCTACGAGGCCGGCTGGCAGATGATGAGGAAGGCGAAGGAGTACCTCCCGCCGCTGCCGATGGAGCACGATACGCTCTACGCGGCGCGCTGCCGGACCGCGAGCTACCAGCCGTTCTTCGGGCAGATCGTCGACCAGTTCGTCGCCGACCTCTTCGCCCAGCCGCTCGCGGTGACGCCCCAGGGTGACGCGAAGAACCCGGACACGCCCGGGGAGTTCCCGGACCCGGACTTCTACGCCGCGTTCGCGAAGGACGTCGACGGGGAGGGGTCGGACATCGCGACGATGGCCGGCGACCTCCTGACGACGGCCCTGAAGCACCGGGTCGCCTACCTCATGGTCGACGCGCCGGCGCCCTCGGACGCCGCCCCGGTGAACCGCCTGGCCGAGGAGGCCCTCGGCGCCGGCCGCTGCTACGTCTACGAGGTCGAGCCATGCTCCGTCATCGACTGGGAGCTCTCGGTCGAGCAGGACCGGGACGGGCGGAAGATCTCCGCCTTCGAGTTCGTCGTCCTCTACCGGAAGGAGAAGCGGCGCCCCTCGCCCTTCGAGCGCCGGGAGCGCGTCACCGAGACCTTCACCATCTGGCGGCTCGAGGGCGACGGCGACGCGCGGCGCGCCCGCTGGGACCAGTACGCGTACACGTACGTCCCCGGGCAGGACGACCCGCGGCCCGAGACGCCGATCCCCTGGGTCGACGGCGGCCTGACGAGCTTCCCGCGGATCCCGCTCCTCCGCTTCGAGCTCCCGTCGGGGCTGTGGGTGGGGAACAAGATCGGGCCGATGGCGCTCGAGCACTGGATCCGGCGCTCCGAGCTGCTCGGGGCGGAGAAGCGGTCCTGCGTCGCCATCCCCTGGACCGCCCTCGGCCCGGAGATCCCCGCCCCGGGCGAGGCGAGTAGCGAGGCGGCGGAGGACCCTCACCGCGGGGAGGACCCGGTCGCGAAGTTTCAGCGGACGGGCTTCATGCAGCTCGGGCACGAGGACAAGCTCGACTTCGCGGAGCCGCAGGGGCACGCCTACGAGATCATCGACAAGCAGATCGACCACGTCCGCGAGTCGATGTACGCCGTGAATCACCAGATGGCGGCGAGCGTCCGGACGAACTCGACGGCGCTCGGCCGGAGCGGCCTCTCGAAGCAGAAGGACCAGGACAAGACCGACAAGGTGCTCGGCGCGCTCGGGCGCGATACCCGGACGTTCTGGACGCTCGTCTACGACACGGTCTCGAAGGCGCGGGGCGAGGACGTCATCTGGGTCGCCTCGGGGATCGACAACTTCGAGACCTACGACCGGACGGCGGTCATCCAGGAGGCGACCTCGCTCGCCGAGGTCGCGATCCCCTCGAAGACGTTCCGGAAGGAGCACGCGAAGCGGGTCGCCGCCGTCCTCGTCCCGGGCCTGCCGCCGGCGACGGTCGCCCAGATGGGCGAGGAGATCGACAAGGGCGTCGACGCCGAGGCCGAGAAGGCGGAGGCGCAGCACAAGCTCGACATGGAGACGATCAAGCTCGGGCCCCCGGCGCTCCTGCCGAAGCCGGGCGCCGGACCGCCCCCCGCGGCGCCGAAGAAAGACGAGGATTGACCGATGCCCGCTGCGATCCGAAAGCTCCAGCTCCTCGTCGCCGCGACCTGGGCGGAGCAGTACGACACGCAGGCGCCGGTGAACTCCGGCGTCATCGCGAACACGGCGGGGGCGACGCTCCTCTCGGTGGTCGCGTCGAACAAGAGCTCGACGACGCTCTACCTCATGTTCTTCGACGCGACGGCGTTGCCGAACAACGGCTCGGTCCCGGTGATGACGCCGATCGCGCTGAAGCAGGACACGCCGCTGAACCTCCGGCTGAACGACGGCCCCGGCGGGAACACGCTCTTCGGGCTGAAGTTCGACAACGGGATCACCTTCGCGGTCTCGACGACGAGCGACACGCTCACGGTCGACGCCTCCTCGAGCGTTTGGGCCACGGTCCGCTACCAGAACTAGGACGCGCCCCCCATGCGGATCTACGTCGTACGGCACTCGCACCCCGCGGACGCGGACTACGACGAGGACGGGGACCCGGACCTCGACGAGGAGGGGGTCGAGATCGCCTCCGCGCTCGGCGCCTGGATGGTCGAGCACGAGGAGATCCCGACGGTGATCTACGCGAGCCCGATGACGCGGACGACGCGGACCGCGGAGCTCCTCCGCGACGCGATCGCCGAGGGCGGCTTCGCGGCCCCGGAGATCGTCCCGGACGCCGGCATCGGGCCGCACATGTCGATCAAGGGCCTCCTCGAGAAGGTCGCCGCCGACGAGGCGTCCTCACGGGTCGCGGTCGTCAGCCACCACGAGTCGATCGAGCACGGGCTCCGGGTCCTCAACGAAGACCCGACGGTCCACCACGACGTCTTCGCGGAGGGCGAGCTCCGGATCCTGCGCGTGAAGCGGAAGAACGCGAAGTGGGAGGAGAGGAAGCGCGTCGCGCCCTCCGACCTCGGCCTCTACGATAACTACTGACGATGGCCCGCCGCGAGAGGACCCCGCCGGCGGACGGAACCCGGGTTCCGTCCTCGCTCCCGCCGCCGAACCGAGCGTTCGTCATGGCGAGCGAGGCGCTCTGGAAGCACTTCCACGCCGAGTGGCGCGCGATCGAGCAGCGCTACCCGCACTTCGGGCCGGACTTCACCGAGGAGGAGCGGGACGCCTTCCGGTCGCTCCGCGAGCACGCCCGGGACGCGCTCCGCGCCGAGGCGAAGATGGGCGTCGAGACGCTCGGCTTCGCCGGGCCGTACCTCATCCCCGTTTAGCGCGGGCCCGGCCCCGCTCGCGGGGGACGTCTCCCCGGTGGACTCGCCCGCAGAGGTTGAGCACCCCACCCGGGGCCGGACACGCGGGTGACTAGTTGCCGCGCCGAGGAAGGGAGCCCGCCCCGATGGCCGAGATTCGAACGCGGTACCTCGAGCGCCGGGTCACCTGGAAGCCGTGCGACTCCGCCGGCTGCACGATCCCGAACTGCCGCTCCATCGACGCGATCTACTACGAGACGCTCGACGGGACGCGGGTCGAGAGGGCGGAGCCCGGGGACGTCTTCGAGATCGACCACGAGGGGTCCTGCCCCGTCTGGGACAACTGCTCCGGGACGCACGTCTACGTCGTCCTCCCGGACCGCGGGGACGGCTACCTCCACCACTGGAACGTCGACGGTCGCTGCTCGAACTGCACGCTCCCGGAGGACCGCGAGCACCGGTGCTGGGTCCGGAGCGGCGACCCGCGGGCCGGGACGCTCCACGTCGACAAGAACGGCCGGACCTGCGCCGCCGGCGCGGGCTCCATCCTCTCCGGGAAGTACCACGGGTTCCTCCACGGGGGAGTCCTCCGCGACTGCTAGGCCCGCCGCGGCCTCTCGCTGACCGTATAACGCGTCTTCGGGCGCCGGACGTCTCCCGGGCGGGGGGACGTCCGAAAACGATTCCTAGAACCCGCCACACGCCCTGAACGGGGAGGCGCCGAGGCGTCGCCAGACCCGGGACCGAGGAGGGCGAGACCCCCACACGCCACCACGGGAGCCCGAAAGGCGACCGAGAACCCCGAGGACCACCACCATGATTCGTCGATTCCTGATCGCCTCGCGCCTGATGAACACGACCGACCCCGGGGGCGGGGGAGGCGGCGGCGCCTCGGTCTTCTCGGAGGACCAGATCAACGTCATCAAGTCGCTCGTCGCCGGGACCGTGAACGCGACGATCGCGGCGCGCGACAAGATGAGCGACAAGAAGCGCGAGCAGGACGCGGCGAAGCTCCGCGAGGACTTCAGCGCGATGCTCACCGAGCAGCTGAAGGCCCTGAAGCCCGCCGACCCGGACGACGGTGGCGCGGGCGGCGGGAAGGGCGGCGGGAAGGGCAAGGAGTCCGTGGAGCTTCAGACGCTCCGCTCTCAGCTCTCGGAGCTCGCGAACAAGGCGAAGCAGCAGGAGGAGCGCACGGCGGCCGCGGAGGCGCGGCTCCGCTCCGAGACGCTCCGGCGCACGACGGCGGACCTCCTCGCGGCCGCGGGCGTCGAGGGGTCGCGCTTCAAGGGCGCGTACGCGCTCCTTCAGCAGGAGGGGCGGATCAAGCACCGGGACGACGACTCCGGGGAGATGGTCTTCGTCGACGACACGGGCGCGGAGGTCGACCTCCAGGTCGGGCTCTCGCAGTGGGTGAAGACGGACGACGCGAAGATGTACCTCCCCCCGACCGGCGCCACCGGCTCGGGCTCCCGGCCGGCCACGCGCCAGGCGGGGGGACCGCCGGCGAAGCCGACGAAGGAGCAGGCGTTCGGTCTGTTGGGTGAGTCGCTGAAGAGCGCCCTCAACGGCGAATAGGACGAGCACCGCACGGGTACGCCGGCGGTCTCTCATTGAAGGAAGGACAGACAGATGGCCGGCGAATCACTCCAGACGATCTTCAACGCGCTGCCGCAGCTCTTCGACGACGAGCTTCACCGGCAGTGGAACCGCACGACGTTCCTGCTCGGGGAGCTTCAGGCCCGGAAGGGCGTCTCCGAGGGGAAGGGGAAGAACGTCGCCTTCGACGTCGAGTTCTCCGGCGCGACGGCGGCGACTGTGGCCGAGGGCTCGGACGTCGCGGCCTCGGAGATCTCGACGGACATCGACGTCCCCGCCTTCGCGCCCTGGGCGACCTACCGGTCGACCTTCAAGGTGACGGAGACGGAGCTCGACGCGGCGTTCACGAGCGGCCCGGGGACCCCCCAGGCGCTGCTCGACATCTTCGGGTCGCGCATGCTCTCGGCGGGCGCGATCATCGCGTCGACCATCGAGAACGACGCCCTGAACGGCACCGGCGTCGACGCGAACGGGAACCCGACCATCGTCGGGGTCTACGGCGGGATGCTCGGCGGCGGGACCTACCTCGGCGTGAACCCCGTCACCTACACGGAGTGGAACGGGAACGTCACGTCGAACAACGGGACGCTCCGCGGTCTGACCCCGGACCTGATGGAGACCGTCGACAAGAACATCTTCCTCGGGTGCTCGCTCCCCTGGAACCTGATGATGACCTCCGCGGGGGTCGCTCAGAAGTACCAGCAGTTCTTCACCATGGGGACGAACGTCGGCGGGACCTCCCTCGTCCGCATGAACGACCAGGCGGGCCGCCCGGTCTACGGCCTCGGCGTGCCAGACCTGCCGAACGGGCAGCTTGACTCGCTGATGTTCAAGGGCCGGCGCGTGCTCCGGAACCGGCTGAACCCGTCGGGTCAGCTCGCGTTCCTCAACACCGACAAGATCAAGGTGAAGTACCTCCCCCGGACGCTGACGGCGCGCGACATCGCGTTCCTTCAGATGCTCGGGATCGAGGGCTCGAGCGGGGGCATGGCGCCGATCCAGGCGACCGGCATGCCGCTCCGGGTCGCGGAGCTCGCGAAGAACGGCGACTCGATCACCGTGACGATGATGATCCGCTGCCAGATGGCGACCGTGCGCCGGAACGCCCACGGGATCCTGGCGGACATCCTCGAGACGTAAACCCCGGCGTCGCGCCGCTGTGTCCCCTCGCGGAGGGGGTGGAGCGCCTTCGCCTTCGAGAGAAGAGAAGAGGACCATCCCCACCATGAGAACCGAACGCACCGTCCCCGTCCCCGTCGCCGACCGGGCCTACCCGCCGCCCTCCCTCGAGGAGGACAGCGAGCAGCAGACCATCTGGTACAACCCGCTCGAGCGGAACATCTCGCTCACGCTCTACACCGAGACGCCGAAGCCGACGCCGGGGCGCAAGCCCCGGACGCTCGACGAGCGGCGGGGGACGAAGACGTTCGTCTTCAAGGCGAAGGAGGAGCGCGCTCTCCCCTCCTCCTTCGACCGGCAGGTTCAGCAGACGCAGTGCTCGCACGTCGACTGCCTCCAGAACCCGTTCGACTGCAAGTCGACCGAGGAGGGGCACGAGAAGCGGATCGTCGGCGGCTGGGGCCCGCTCCTCGAGAACCGGGGGACTCAGCGCGTCCGGCTCGAGCCGGGCTTCATCACGCTCGACCCGGCGCTCGACGACGCCGAGGCGCGCCGCCTCGCCGCCCGGAGGCGGGAGTTCGAGGAGTACGAGCGCGGGAAGATGGCCGAGGAGCGCACGCGCGTGGCCGCCGAGGCCCGCGCCCGCGCCGAGGCGGAGATCCGCGAGCGCGAGGAGAGCGCCGCCCGCGAGCGCCTGAAGACCGAGGCCGCGGAGACCGCCGCGGAGCTCGTCGAGTCGCGCACGCGCAAGCCGACGAAGCAGTAACGAAACCGCGTCCGCCAGCGTTCGCGCGAGGGGCGCCCTGATCACGAAACCCGAAGCAGGAAGAAGACCATGGCCACCCTCGCGAACACCTACCGAATCATCGACGACTACGACCCGGGCTCCAACCCGGTCACCCCGCTCAGCCCCGGCGCGGGCGGGACCGGTCAGCCGCTCTGCGCCGACTTCGTCGCGCCGACCATCGGCGCCGCGATGCAGGTCGCCGCCATCATCTGTACCGCGCTCCAGCGCCCCGGGCGGCTCGTCCCGCTCAGCGCGCCCGGGCCGTACACGCTCGTCATCGCGGGCGCACCGCTCACGGTCCTCACGCAGGTCCCGTCGGGCATCACCTACTAGAGAACGGAACCCGGGTTCCGTCCGCGGCATCTTCCAGGTTTACTTTGACCTGGACGTGTGTCGCATGCGGGTTCGCGCTCGACTCCTCCCCGAAGAAGGGCTGTCCGGAGTGTAGTCGGGCGCGCGCCCGTGCTTGGTACGCTGTGAATCGCGAGCGCGTACGAGCAGAGGCGCGGAGACGTTACGCCGACGACCCCGCGATCCGTTCTAAGGTCGCGAAACAAGGGAAGGCGTACCGTGAGGGACCCCGTCGAGAGCACGTACTCGCGCGGAAGCGCGAGTATCGACTGAAGCACATCGAAGCGACGAAGGCCCGCATTCGGGCTTGGTATGAGGCGAAGGGCCGTCTCCGCCGCATCGAGAAGCGACCGGAGGAGCGGAGGTCTAGTCTCGCGGCGTACCACCGTCGCGTCGCCCTGAACGGGCTCGAGCCCGAGCGGGAGAGGAACCGCGTCTGGCGGGAGAAGAACTACGCGCGGTGGCGCGTCCTCGTGAACAACGCGATGAATCGACGCCGGGCGCGGCTCGCGGTCGTCGGGAATACGCTGACCGCCGACGAGTGGCTCACGATCCTCGCCGTGTTCGATCACCGGTGCGCCTACTGCCTCCGCGGCGGAGTCTCGCTTCAGCAGGACCACGTCATCGCGATCTCCAGAGGCGGTGCGCACACCGAAGAGAACGTCGTCCCCGCGTGCAAGACGTGTAACTCCAAGAAGAAAGATCGCCCGGTCTGGGTGATGGTGAACCTTACGCATGTACCTCGAGCAGGATCGCGTATGGATTAGGCACTACGTCGGGTTCGGGGCGATCTACCTTCAGGCCGAGCCAAGGTTGGAGAGTGCGATCACGGCGACGCAGTCGATTGCGGACGGTGGCTCGAGGCCCGACTCTTCCACGGAAAATTATATCAAGTCGCTCATCTACGGGGCGGCGGCCGTCACCGGGCCGTGGACGGGCGTGACGCCCGGGCCGGCCCCCCAGAACACGGCCTTCACGACGCCGTTCCTCCGGGGCCTCATCGAGATCGAGTCGAATATCAACCGGCTCGACGCCTTCGTCGGCGCCCTGAAGGTCGACGAGGACGCAACGAGCCTCGACACGGTCCGGGAGACGAAGCGGCTCCGGATGTCCGGCCGCGTGATGTGCCACCACCTCGCCCGCATGCTCGGCATGAAGGGCGTCCGCGCCGACATGTTCTCGGCGTCCCCGGTGGTCAAGGACGACGACGTCTTCGCGAACGATAACTACAGCCGCGACCCGTGGCGCTGGAACTGGCCCTGATGCCCTTCGGCGAAGACATCCTCGCGCCGCTCGACGCGATCCGCGCCATCGGCGGGATGCTCCACGTCCGGCCCTTCCGCGTCACGGTCCGGCGCCGCGTCTGGTCCGGGGCCCGGCCGGGGATCCCCGGGACGACGAAGGTCGACACCGACGTCGTCCTGACGAACCTCGGCGCGGACGGGCAGATCTACAACGTCCGGGTCCGGCAGCTCACGCGGGCGGAGGCGCTCGCCTCGGGCGGGCAGTTCACGAGCCGGGACCTGAAGGTCGGCCCCGTGACGCCGAAGTTCGCGGCGAGCGCGTTCGGCCCGGCGGGCGGGTTCGACGACGCGAATATCGATCCGGCCCCGACGGGGCAGGCGGTCGAGATCATCTGGATCGTCGCCTCGACGCGCGGGACCTTCGGGATCCCGAGCGGCGGCGCCATCTTCGAGAAGAAGGGCGAAGAAGCGACCTATGCGCACTACCACGTCTACCTCCGGCAGACGGGGAGGAACCCGACGTGAGCGACGTCGAGAGGGCCCTCGAGCGGCTCGACGCGAAGCCGGGCTGGCGCCTCCGCTGCGCCGGCTGCGACCACGAGGACGAGGTCCCGGAGGACCCGGAGCGCCGCGTCTACCGCTGCGACCAGTGCGGCCTGACGACCGCCTTCGGCTCGCCGATGCCGCGCTTTACCATCCGGCCCCACGCCGACCGCCGCTTTCTCGTGACCACCTTCGAGAGCGGGCGCGGGGAGAAGAAGGCGAGCGTCGACGTCGCTCTCGCCCGTGAGTACGCGACCGAGTACGCCCTCGAGCTCCTCTCGGTCACCGAGCCGGCGGTCTACCGCGCCCTCGAGCGGATCTTCAGCGCCGCGAAGGCGGGGCCGACCGACCGGGCTCCGCCGCCGACCGAGGACGTCGCCTTCGAGCTTGACGCGCCCTTCGGCGAACACCCCGCGCCGGCCGTCGACGTCGAGGTCGACCCCGGGGCGGGGTTCGTACCGACGATGTCGCTCGCGGACCTCGAGGCGGAGCTCGGACGGAACCCGGGTTCCGTCCCGCCGGCCGAGGGCCCGTAGGGGTGCCGGTCCGGGCCGAGACGAGCGCCTTCCTCCGCGGGCTCGAGCTCCTTCAGGCGGGCGTCAATCAGGCGGTCGGGCAGGCGACGCGGGCCGCGATCCAGGCGACCGAGGAGTCCGGACGCTCGACGAACCTCTTCGAGAACCGCTCCGGCGAGACGCGCGGGTCGATCCGCGGGACCTACGACGGCGGCGGGCGCGGCTCGGTCCTCTTCGGCGGCGCCTCCCGGTTCCTCGACGGCGGGACGCGGGCGCACGTCATCCGCGGGAACCCGCTCCGGTTCGTCGTCAACGGCCAGACGCTCTTCCGACGCATGGTCAGTCACCCCGGGACGGCGGAGCGCCCGTTCGTCCGCGAGGCCCGGCGCGTCGGCGAGCAGACCCTCGACTACGGCGCGACCTACCTCCTGAACGAGGCCATCCGGAGAGTGCGATGAGGGCGAGCGAGCTCCGGAAGACGTCGGTCGAGTTCTTCGCCATGTCCGTCGACATGGCGAAGCAGCACGCGGAGGCCGCGAAGGCGCTCGCCTCGGCGGACCTCCCGCCCGCCGCCCGCGTCGGCCTGAAGGCGCTCGCCGGCGTCCAGGACTGCATGGCGCGGCGCTACCGGACCTGGGCGACGCACCTCGAGGTCGCGGCCGCGGAGATCGACGAGCTCGAGCAGCGCTGATGCCGGACTTCGACCAATTCAAGACGGGCGCCGTCGTCCAGCCGCTCCCGGACATCTCCGCCGGGACCCCCTCGCTCCTCGACGCCGACCCGGCGATCTACTTCCTCCTCGACTTCCTCCGCTACGTCGTCACGACGTACCCGGGGCCCCGGCTCGTTCAGGAGGCGATGGCGGCGAACGTCCGCTCCTTCGACAACGCGCCGATCACGACCGCGGTCGCGAACGCGTACCCGTACGACCCGCGGCCGGAGTTCCTCGAGAATCAGCACGCGTTCCCGCTCCTCTACGTCGCGCGGACGGAGGGGCAGACCGAGCTCTTCACGGTCGGGCGCGAGCACGACATCTGCGGCGTCACGGTCGCGTACGTCCTACCGCCGCTCGACGCGGCCCAGTGCGAGCGGATGATCCCGCTCCTCAAGGCGGTCTACGACGCGATCCGGAAGAAGGTCTCCGACGCCTGGGACCCCGGCTACACGCCCCCGGGCGGCACGCTCGGGATGAAGTTCACCGACCCGTCGCTCTCGAACATCGAGGAGGCCGGCTTCGGGCCCCAGAGCGACAAGCGGGTCGTCTCGGTCTCGACCGGGTTCTCCTACGGGCAGCTCCAGGGGACGAAGGACGTCTTCTTCCCGGCGCTCCTCATGCGCGGGTACATCACCGAGCGCGAGGAGTACGACCCGACCCGAGGTGGCGTCTCGGTCTTCGCCGGGGCGGACATCACGGCGAACCTCAAGGCCCCGGACGGGACGGTCCTCCCGGCGACCGCGACGTCGCTGACGCGCGTCTCGACGCAGCTCCCGCCCGCCGTCCTCTCGCTCGACGTCGCCTCCGGGCCCGTCGCCGGCGGGACGGTCGTCACCGTCACGGGCCTCCGCTTCCTCGCCGGGCCCCCCGTCGCCTACTTCGGGCCGGCGGAGGCGCCGTCCTACGCGCCCTCGGTCTCCTACGTCAACGCGACGACGATCGTCGTCACGACGCCGGCGGTCTCCGGGACCGGGCCGCTCGACCTGACGGTGGTCAACCGGGACGGGCAGAGCGGGACGCTCGCGAACGCCTTCACGTTCACCTGAACTGGTGCTGCCCGTCCGGGTCCGGGCACTCCGCGGCCTCGAGCGCCTCGGGGCGGAGGTCCTCGACCTCGATCGCGTCGCCGCAGACCGAGCAGTCCTTCGAGCGGTAGTAGACCGTCGCGTTCCCGCGCCAGCCGCGCCGGAGGAGCCCGCAGAACGAGCACTCGCGCCAGTCCTTTGGGTTCACGGCGCCGCAGTACGGGCAGGGCTCCGTCGCGTTTCTCTCCTGCCGGTCGAACACGTCCTGGAGCGGGTGCCTCGTCATACCCGCCGGAGAATGCCGCGCCCCACCGTGAACTCCCGTCTGATACGCCACGCGCGGCGCCTCTCGATCGAGACGGGCGCCGACATCGACGAACTCCTCGCCGCCGCGGCGAAGGTCTCTCACGCGAACCCACGGCTCAAGCCCGAGGAGGTCGTAGCGGTCCTCCGCGCGACGGTCGGGAAGAACGACAGGAAGATCCCCGATGGCCCACCGAATCGCTGAAGTGCTCCCGGAGCTCCCCGAGCTCCGCGTCCTCGCCCGCGGATCCGCCATGGTCCCGGACTACGGCGCGCTCGCGAACCCCGCCGGCGCGATGCGGCGCTTTCACGGCCGGCGCCTCCGCCGGGACGTCGGTCCGACGTTCAAGGACGAGAAGGGCGAGGTCCGCCACCACGGCGGCTTCGAGAAGGTCGTCGACCACGTCGTGACCATCGCCCCGAACTCGGAGCACTACGCCGAATACATCCGGCACCTCCGCGACGGCGACCTCTGGGCCGCCGACCAGGTGACGGCGGACGCCGCCGGCGTCCTCTTCGAGCCGGACTTCGGCGGGGAGCACCCCGGGCACGCCTCGCTGAAGGAGCACGCGGAGCTCCTCAAGAAGCGGGCGGAGACCGAGAAGGAGCACGTCGCGGCGGCGAAGAAGCTCGAGGCGGAGCGCGCCGCGGCCGCGAAGGTCGCCGCCGAGAAGCCGGCGACCCCCGCGGACGGAACCCGGGTTCCGTCCGAGACGAGCAAGTAAGGGAGAAGGACGATGAGCACCCTCGGTCTCGCCTCGATCATCCTCATCGGCGCCTCGGCCTCGTTCCCGAACCCGGGGACGTGGGTCCAGGTGAACTTCGCCGCCGGCCCCTCCGGGGGCGCGCCCCAGGGGCAGACGGTCCTCATCCTCGGGAACAAGACCGCGGCGGGGACGGCGACGCCGGACACCGTCGTCTACGGGCCGGACACGCCCGTGCCGGCGCAGAACGAGTCGAGCGTCTCGACGCTCGCTGGGCCGGGGAGCCAGGTCCACGTCGCGTGGCGGCGCTTTACGGCCGTGAACAAGACGACGCCCGTCTACTTCCTCTGCGTCTCCGAGAGCGCGGGCGCCCAGGCGACGGGGGTCGTCCAGATCGGCGGCGCGGCGACGGCGACGAGCTCGGGGAACATCCGCTTCTACTACGGCGCGGACTTCGTCGACACGGGCGTCAACGTCGGGGACGCGACTTCGGCGATCGGCGACGCGGTCGCGGCGAGCATCAACGCGCAGACGGCGTGGGGGATCACGGCGACGAACGCGTCGGGCGTCATCGCCATCACGGACAAGAATCACGGCCCGGAGGGGAACTGGAAGAAGATCCGCGTCATCCTCGGGCCGGTCTTCGCGCCCGGCGGCGTGACCGCGACGGCCTACGGCGTGACGCGCGCGAACGCGACGCTCTACACGACCGGGCAGTTCTACGCGCCGGCGACGCCGAACGGCTACTACTACAAGGTGACGACCGGCGGGACGACCGCGGGCTCTCCGCCGGCGCTCGGGACGACCATCGGCGGGACGACGGTCGACGGGACCGCGACCGTCACGTGCTGGGGGACCCTCTCCTCGGCGGGGATCGCCTCGCTCGGCGGCGGCGCGACGGCGGACAACGTCACGGCGGCGCTCGCGACCATCCTCGCGCGGGGCTTCCGGAACATCGTCGTCTGCGACTCCGACGCGACGAACGTCGGGCGCGTGGTCGCCCAGGTGACCTCTCAGGCGCAGCCGACGACGGGGATCTACCAGCGCGTCTTCTTCGGGAACGTCGACACGCTGGCGAACGCGATCACGGTGGCGACCGGGATC